CGATCTCGTCAACAATTGCCTCTGCGTCAATCGAGGCTCCCGATGCCTGGAACATCGGCCAAAGCGGTGCAATCTCACGCAACACCTGAAAGAGTTCTTGGAGCTTCTGCTCGGGGGTCTTGAAAACCATGGAGTACGGCTCCACTCGGAACTCATAATCGTCAAAGTTTCCCTCCCTGTAACCTGGATTCCAATCTGAATTAACTTCGATACCAGTGTTACCAACAGGCATAGAGGTTTTGAGCTCAAGTGTCGAATCCTCCCACATGAGACGACCAAGATCCAAGATGCAATCCGAAGCAAACGAAACTACCGACATTCGCATGTCCGCTACGTTCTTCGATACGTTTCCGTGAATCAGTTCTTCCTGACCGAGTGTCGATGCTTGCTGTCCAAGCCCACCCATTGCTTGAAGGTTTCCAGCGAATCGATCATATTCCGACTGCAAGAAGGTCGCCAAAGCCATGTCTCTCTGGTCGATACCTCCAACCTCGAATTGCTTGATTTGCTCTGGACTTCGACCCCTGTACCAACCATTGCGCTCTGATGTCCTGATTCGCTCCGCGTCATCTTCCATTCCTGGTGGATAGATATTCACCTTGCGATGGGAATCAGAATCATCCTCCATTCGCCTGTGTAAGCGGTTCTGTAGATCGTGCATCCCCTTGAGGTTGATCGCTGGAGACGTTGGTATCACATTGTCAGGCGTGTCCCCCAGAGACAGGAACTTGTACGGGCCAGCTTGCGATCCGATCCAATCGCGCTCGATTAGAGGCGGCAAATCCTGTTGATCACACACCATGGTCGCAATGGAGTTGTTCTCCGCGATCCATACGTCCATCAACCAAACCATATCCTTCAGATCGTCATCCTCGGCGCTTCCCCAGTCGGATCCAATGTCCCTGACCGCACCTACCGAATCATGGTGCTGCCTGGAGGTTGGTTTTAGCTTGTCCTTGACCTTTTTGTCGTACCCAGGCTCATCCATCACCTTTTCGTAGTCAGCTCGGTAGCGATGACCGCAATACCGCATCTTGCTGAGCTCTCGGGCTGGCATGTCGAGTATCAAATCGTCGATCGATACTCGATTGAACCACGGCTCACCCGGATCGAGCCAAACATCTTCCTCGGCTTCAAGCAATCCATGGAAGCGAGTGTCAGTGTCTCGCATCATGACTACGCCACAGCCAAGGCAAAAGAACGCATCCATAACGATGGCTCGAAAAGTCTTATCGAGAGCCATGTCGCTGATAAGCTTCTTGAGATTTACCTCAAAACGCCTTGCAAATGGAAGCATTTCCATTCTTGAGGTAGACACCAACACGCTTGGGTTGTTGGCGGCGAGGGCAACCGTATAAATACGTGCCGTCTGGTTCATCAGATTGACCAGAGTCTTGTTCTCTGCGCCTGATTCGGCATACCAAGAACCGACATAATCCCTAATCAACTCTTTGCGGACGCGACGGAATGGCTCCATCGCATCGCGAGACGAGCGAATCGCTTTTAGAAGTCTGCTTCGTTTTTCAGGGTTTGATAAGTCAAACATTACCAGTCGAATTAACTTCGGATTGTTCCGGTCAATTTCGACTGGGTTTTATCTCCAGCCTATTGCACCAATTCGCCTACTTGGCGATGGATCTATTTTTTAGTCGCAGATGCCGACTTGGCACCTTCAAGCACCGACTTTGTTTGTGCGAGGTTCAAAGCGGATTGAGAAAAATGCAGAGCCTTTTGAGCATCGGGCTGAGCCTTTGCTTGGTCTGCCATCTTTGCAATCGCCTGATCCAGCTTTTCGTTCAACTCGGCTTCCATCTTACGCCACTTCTTTCAGGTTTTATCCTTGAATCTTATCGCAATACATCACGTATTCCGAACTTCGGGCTGCCAGAACTGACCACTTGTCGTTCCTGACGCTCTCTCCATAAAAAACTACCATACTCTGGAATCTGTCCGTTTTCAATATCGCTGTCAACTTTAGAATCCAAATTTTCACCAGAAAACACCAACCAAGCACCAGCAGCAGCGATCGCTCGGTCTCCGTGGTTCTTCTCGGTCGCACCCTTGTTCTTCGTTGGAGAGTGGATAATCCTTCCGTTTTCCCACTCGTACTCGCCGCACTCCTTGAGCATTTCTTCCGATCTGGGGGTGTAGTCGCCCTTTTCCATCGCCAAGGCAAACTGTTCAAACATATCGGCCTTGTCGGCATCTCTGCAAGGAAAACCAGCCTTCCTGGACTTTTTCTGCGACCCGAGCTGCGTAACGTCTCGATAGAAGACGTTTCCGTAGTTGCAAACTTCGACGACTTCTTTAGCGAAACCACCAGAGACACCTGAATCCTCCCACCCAAGCAACGCTTTGCGCATCCAAAGGCACAAGCCGACGACCATCCTGGCGAATGGGCGTGGCTCAAGCCCTTTAATGACATACTCGAGAATTTCTTCGCCTGTGCGGTAGTCGATACCGGAGGCTACTGAGTTGGACGAGTAGGCACCGACACCACCAGAGGCGATGTCGCAGGCGATCGCAAACGGCCCAAGTGGTGGACTGTTGTCTATCCCAGGCTTAAACCACAACGACAGTGGCCCATCGTCCCTGGGGACTAGACCTTTGAACTCGAGCGTTTCGCTGTCAAATATCGGCGTGCCCCTCCAAACAGGCTTCTTTCCGTGGTTTTTCTTCATCCGATCGAGCAGGTCTGGCGAGAAAACCTTACCGGAAGATCCCTTGGCATCCATGTCGAGCTCGCGTGCGATGTACCTCGGAGTAGCCCCGGGAAGCAGGCAGTGAGAGTCGTACCAAGGCGATCTAAACTTGCCTTCGATCTTGTGCCCCCTTCTTTCGATCGCTCGCAACTCCCTCTCATGCGAGGAAACATACTTTTCAACCTGCTCTTGCTCGTCTGGGTTGATTGCCGTCACAACACCGTCTTTTTTGATGTACGCCAGTTTTGCGTGCTCTGGGTTTTCCTTCCAGTCAAGTGCGTAGACTCTGGTGTTGTCCGGATCGGTCGCCGACTCGTAGAACACACCTGTATCGGCACCGAACGTCGAACAGAGGAATATGCAGTTGGTCACGTGAGCAACCGAACTCATGATCCTGTAATCGATCCCGTTGGCAATAAACTCCTCCGATCCAACTTCGTCGAACGCAAAGAGCGTGGTTCTACCGCCTCGGGCAACATCTGCCGTCGCTGAATACCCGATCCATATCGCGTCGGTTTTCGGGATCCTGATCGTATGGTCGGTGATGTTTCTTTCGTATGGTTTGCCGTCCATCATCCATACTGGCAGCTTGTCGAGCATGTCCGAAAGCTTGTTCATCACCGCCGAGGGATCCTTCGAATCGACCGTCTTTTCGTTTCGAGTAACAAGACCTGATGAAAAGCCCTTTTCGGTGAGCGCCCTACGGATCTGCACTCCGAGGTACGTGTAGGTTCCACCCTGAGCTCGGCTTTTCTTGAGTGTCACCGACACTGGATGCTCAGTAGCCATCGCCTCGGTGATCGCTTCGTCCATCGCCAGGATCACCGCTTCTTGGTGCTTCCACGGGATAAACGGCTTGGTTTTAACTTTTGCTCTAGGCTCGTGCACCCAAAGGGCGAACGCGAAGAAGAACAGAACATCGGTCTCGCAGGCTTGCAGTAAAGCACTTCGGAATCGCTCATCGACCAAGGCTCGCTCACGGCAACGGATACGCCACTCGAGGTTTTCCACAGGATCTTTTGGAACTAGGTCGTAATACAGCGATGACATTACCACGCTCAACCTTGTTTTTGCCCCACCAACTCACCGAATCTAAGGGCTTCGGAAAAGTTCGGGTTGGTTAGGGCTTTGTGCATAAAAAAAGGCTACGCAACTTTCGTCACGCAGCCTACAGGAGACTTGCTCACAATGGAGTAAGGTGCAATTACTATAACCGACGACTTTTCGATGTCAACAGCCATCATCGCCTTTCAAGAGCCTCTTGCATGCTCATCGTCTTGAGTCTTGCCCTGAGCGTTGATTCCTTGATTCCGTAGGCAAAAGCCCATTGCTTGAGGCTCATTTTCTTGCCAGCGTGCTCGATTCCGCAACTTCCGCACGACGAGGTGTGTCCGCTTTGCATGTGATCGAGTCTCACCTCGACTTCGTTTCCACACGAACACTTGCACAGGAATTTTCGCTTGCCAGTCGAGTAGTGTTCGCGAACTACCGTCAGATTTCCGTATTTCGATCCAGCAGAAACAACCGTTCGACGCATCAGCAGTCCCATTTCTTTAGCGACTTGTTGATTCTGCTCTTTGGATCGCGAGCAGTTTTCTCGCTGGTCAACTCTCGCTTCATGCCTTCCATCCTAGCGCAGAACTTCTTGCGCCTTGCGGCATCAGCAGGACTTTTCTTAGCCTGCTCCTTCGACACAGGAGGCTTGAGATTCATCCCTTGCGCTTTGGCAGAGGCTCTACCCTTAGCGTTCAAGCCGCCCTCTGGGTTTTGACCTTCTTTGCGAGTCCAAGCTGGCGATTTCTTCGGCATGATCACTTTCCCTTTGGTTTCGACTTTGATTGTGTTTTCTTCGTCGAAGAAGACTTCTTGCAACTCCCTTGACTGTAAGGCTTCTTGCCCTTCACAGGCTCATAGCCTTGCCAGCATCTTCCGTTTTTCATGACATCTACCTTTGAAAAGATCGACAACCTAGAACATTGCGCAATGAATATACCTCTTTGCCCCGATATTGCAACTATCTTGACATTTTGGATACCACCCT